TGTTCTAGTCTACTTGGTTCTCCAGTTTTGGCTCTCTTCTCTTTTGGTTTATGCTTTCGGCTGTAGTATTTCTTTATCTCTACTGTCTTGCCTGCGTACACTCTTCTAATCCAATATGGCATTTGTCTTTCCTCCTGGTACTGTTCAGTTAATCTATTAGTATTTACTCAAACTTAATACTTTTATCAAGTCTTAAAAGCGGATTCGAACCGCTTATTTCCTTGCTTTTTCGTTTTAAATTTGCTATACTATATTTGTGGTTTTTAATCCACAATATGGCATTGAAAAAGCATCCCGATTTACTGTTCCGGGATGCTTTTTTCTTTTACCATTTCTTTCAATCTCTCCGGATCATCACATATGTCCTCGTATCTTCCGAGCTTGTCCACAATATCCCCGATCGCGCAGTTATTATCTACACGGATCAAGGACGCTCTGTATGTATAAGATTTATGATTTCTCATCGTCAGTCTCATCTTGATCCCCTTATTCTAAATGCTGTCTGATCGTTATTAGTCGTTCACGTAATTCTTCGGCTCGCTCTGCACTTATTCCGCAAAATTCCATTCCATCTAATCCTTTTTTCATTCCGATAATCAGAACATTTCCATTGATCGGATGCCCATGAACATCTGTTTCATATAGATATGACGCAATTGGATTGATCTGCGCTGTTTTATGATACAAATACTCTTCATCTACAAGCATCATCACTGGATACTGTTCTTCTGTTAGTGTGTATAGCCTTTTTGGATGCACAATTTCTACATTCTCACATTCTTTTCCTATCAGCTTGTAAAATTTATGTAGCTGCTCAATAACCGTTCCTTCTGGATAGTTAAGCATCAATACTCGATCACTCATATTTTTATCATCAAAAATGTCTAAATCTATGCCGTCTTTAATCAGAATCATTTTCCTTGGCTTTTCACTCATTTTCTGCTCCTTTACGCATATCTATTATCATCAATTTTCCTACTATTTCTTTTTGATCAAGCTCAAAGATATACCTGTCTTTAAACTCTATATAATTAATCAGCTCATCTGCCATTCCTATAGCAGAGCCTTTCTTTACATGTTCAATGTCTCCATCTCTATATAATTCATTTGGAATCACAGTTTTTTGATATACTATTTTAATATTTTCTAGTATTTCAACTGCTTTTCTCATTGCAGAGATTGTCGGATTTTCATCCAATAGATCTCCTCCCATTATTCCATGCATCTTCATTTGCTCATCATATCTTTCGATATTATTTTTCAGCACGCTTATAGCTGTACTGACATTCATCTTGCTTTCTTCGTTCCTCTCGTGATATAATTTATATGAACTTTTATTTGTGCCTTGGGAATTAGCTAGGCTACTTCCTGGGCCTTTTTTATTTTCACTCATCACTATTTTTTCTCCTCTTTATACTTGTATGCTTCTACTGTCGTTGAGCTATGTAGGGCTTCTTGCACTTTTTTTGCCATTTCTTTTCCTGATTCATCTAGCCCCCCCTCCTCTTCCAGGAGATCTGCAACATATCTTAATACTCCAATCGTAATGTGTACTGTTGCGTCACATAACGGAGATATGTACTCGTTTACATCTCTTGCTGCTTCTACACATGCTTCCTGCAGCGTTACCACCGATGCTATATTCATTCCATTTTCCTTCAATCTCATTGACTTCTCTATCTCGTTTAATAATTTCATTTGCATTGGTCCCATTTTATGCTTGTCCTTCCTGCCCGGAATCTCACCGGGCTGTTTTCTTTTCTTTTGCTCCGATGGCTCTGATCACTGTCACTGCCATCATCTTTTTTTGTTCTGGTGTCAGTTCTCTTACTTCTTTGTCATTTACGAATCGTCTTACCTTATATTCTTCCATAGCGTTCCCTCCTCTCTTCTCAGTCTATTTGTATCTGCTTGTCTGTTATGCAGCATTCGTTGGAGTGTTCTCATCCATCTGCTGACGTGCAGCCAAAATCTCGATGCTTGCCTTTACGATTGCCAAGGATTCCTTGTCCAGTTTCTTAAGGTTCTCCACTGTTCTTTCAAACATCTCTTTTCTTTTCTCTGTCATATTTCCACCTTCTTTCTTTTGTGTTGCAAATGGATTGACACTCCGCCCGATTTATTCACATAATAATGATTATTTTTAAGGGGAGTTCTCCGCGTGGTGTACGGAGTTAAGGATTTCTTTGGATCGCAGTCAGGCAATGTCAAATGCCTGCATTTTGATCGGACGGAGTGTCAATCCATCTGCTGCCTTATTTGCTATTTACTTTTTTCCTGTGTTGCCAAAACAGTATTCTCCTTGTCTATTTACATCTTTCTTCCTATAATGAACTTACAGGACACTGCCACGTCCAAGTAAATAAGGAAGGAGAACACTATTTTGGCAACACATAAAGAGTTATCTAATTTCACGCATGATCGGCTGTCTAAATGCAATCATATTGATTTAGAGATTGCTGAACTCAAAGCAAGTCTTACTGTAAAACAGTCTAATCAGCTCGTTCCTCAAGCCATATTTGATAAAATAAAAGATCTTTGCATTAAACTTTCTGTAGTCATAAAACAAGATGCCTTAACAATTTCTGGACAAGTCTCGCATGGTTCTATAAATTCTGCCATTCTTTTTTCTGCTGCCTGTATTCTCAGAGAATCCATATGTCTTAATGCACATCGGACTCCCATGTCCCTGATCTCTTGTTCTGTCAATACTTCACCTTCCTTTCCTGTTGCTTCGTTATCTTGTTTAATTACATCCTTTTCCGTATAATTGACTTACAGGGAACTGCCATTCCCAAGTCTTACGAAAGGAGTTTTTTATGAAACGTTCTGAATTAAATTCAATTTGTGCAGAAATACAAAAACGTCAATTAATTGAATTAAAAGCTGATTTTTTAGAAATGTCTAAGTTGTCCCATGATGAATCATCACATTTTGAAGATTTCTTTGCAGCTCTTATGGCAAATTCTCTTCCTATTCTTTCTAAATTATCTGTTCAATGCACTATTGACACATTAGAAAATCTAGGTCTTATTAAGATTGAAGATGATTAATTTGGTTTATTATTTTTTCACAAATTGTATCAACATCATTTTTGCTAGTTTGTTTTTTGTTGATCCATTGTCTAAAACAAGCTAGCGCTAAAATAACTGTGCTTATTAAAATGAGTACAGTTATTTTAGTATCCTTAAATTTCATTCTTTCTCATCTCCTTTCCTGGTGCTTCGTTTACTTGTTGCTGTATATCATTTTATCTTGTGCTTATGTTGCAATTATATGTCACGTAGTTGCATTTGTCAATAGTTTTTCCGCAACAATGTTGCTTTTTATCTTGATTACATTTTTTTCTTGTGCTATTATGGATACATAAAGGAAAGGAGGTGTACACCTAGTTGTATGAATAATCGTATTAAATTTCTTAGAAAATCTTTAAATCTAACACAACAAGAATTCGCTGACAAATTAAACATAAAACGTGGAGCTGTATCTAATTATGAGATTGGTCGAAACCAACCGATAGATGCCGTGATTTCTTTAATATGCAGAGAATTTAATGTAAACGAGAATTGGCTTAGATCTGGAGAAGGAGAAATGTTCCTTCCGGTAGAAGATGAAGTTGGAGAAGTTGTTTCTAAATTGGTCGATGAATTGAACCCTTTTTATGACATGATTATTGATATCATGCACACTTTTAACAATTTAGATGATAAAGGTCAGGAAATTATTTGTAATTTCACGTCAGATCTTGTTGATAGAATGGCAAAAAGGAATAAACAAGACAATTAATTTTTACACTAAAGATAGGAGGATACTATGGCAATAACTATTTCTTTCAATCAAGATACTGGTTCTATATCTGTTGAAGATTATAATTTCAAAAAGATTGAACGTCATAAAGGTAAAAGTCTTTTAGATTTTCCAAAAAATTATATTGTGATCGATATTGAAACAACTGGTTTGGATACTTCCATTGACTCTATTATTGAGATTGGTGCCATTAAAGTTGTAAATAATTCTGTAGAATCGACATTTTCTTCTTTGGTAAAACCTCCAGCTCTCGAATTTGATCCTGAATTTGACGATTGTGATTTTTTATTTAATAGTACTGGTCAGAAATATTATTATATTGATTCTTATATCACTAACTTGACTCATATCACTAATGAAATGCTTGACTCTGCTCCAGAGCCACAATCTGTATTAAAAGAATTTCTTGATTTTATTTCCAATGACATTCTAGTTGGTCATAATGTCAATTTTGATATCAATTTCTTGTACGATAGCATTTTGAAATATTTCAATCGAGAATTACATAATGATTTTGTTGATACTTTGAGGCTTTCAAGAAGATTACACAAAGATCTCACACACCATAGATTAGCTGATATGGCAAATTATTATCAAATTGATGTTCCAGAAGCACACCGTTCTTTGGCTGATTGTGTCACAACGAACGAATTGTTTCATCGATTACAAGATTCTATGATTGAAAAATATGGATCTTCTGAGAATTTTACTGAATCTATTAAAAATCAATATAGTGGAATTGATATAAATTCAATAACTACAACTAACACAGACTTTAACCAATTTCATCCTTTATATCAAAAAGTTTGCTGTTTCACTGGAAAATTAGAAAATATGCCACGAAAAGACGCAATGCAGCTTGTCGTTGATCTTGGTGGTATCGTGGCTAATTCTGTAACCAAGAAAACTAATTATCTTATTCTTGGCAATAATGACTACTGTACTCAGATCAAGGATGGTAAAAGCAATAAACAGAAGAAGGCTGAAAAATTAAAATTATCCGGACAAGATATAGAAGTAATTTCAGAAAATACATTTTATGAAATGCTAAATTTTGAAGCATAAGGATTTGAATTTCAAAGAAGGAAGACGATTAGCCTTCCCTCTTGATGTGATTTCTGATGATGATAAAGATTCTTTTCAAGAATAATTCATCATTGATGTGCATGATCATTTGATTGATCTGTTGTCTATACCACTCTTTCATCTCTTTATCCTCCTCTCTCTGTATTATAGTCTTTTCAGAGTGTACTGGAAGATGTTGGGATGATATGTCCAATATGTTGGACATCATGGTGTAACATTATATGAATACAAATCTTCTGGAGACATATGCAATGCTTCTGCAAGCATGCAGATCGTTAATAATGTCGGTTCATAACGATTGTTTTCGATATTGTTGATCGTACTTTTACTGACTCCGGATAATTCAGCAAGTTTCCTGCTGCTGATTCCTTTATCAGATCGGATCTGGTAAAGATGATATTCAATTTTAACATTCAAGTCTGTACCTCCTGGTATATCTTTAGAGTGTACAGTATTGTAATTTAATATTAACCATTTTGCTGATATCGGGAAAATGGTAAAAAAATACCGCCCAGCTGGTAACTAGGCGGTATTCAGAAAAACACTTGCACCTGTCAAGAACAGATGAAATACTTTTCCCTCAACAAGTAAAGTATATCATTTTTTCTTGGCACCCGGCAAGGGTGTATTTTTTGTACAAATTTTTAATATTTTATAAAAAGGAAAAGGTGATAACATGAAAAAAATTGCAGCTGCTTATATAAGAGTCAGCACGCATATGCAAGAAGAGCTGTCTCCTGATGCACAACTTCGATGCATTAGAGTCTGGGGAGATGCACATGGTTATTATGTACCAGACGAATATGTTTTTATCGATAATGGAATTTCTGGAAGAAAAGCAAAAAAGCGTCATGATTTCTTGCGAATGATCGGATTGGCAAAAACGAAGCCTGCTTCTCCTTTTGAAGCAATACTTCTTTGGAAATTTAATCGTTTTGCACGAAACCAAGAAGAAAGCATTGTTTATAAATCTATGTTACGCAAAAAATGCAATGTTGATGTAATCAGTACTACTCAGCAAACAACAAAAGACATTTATGGAGATCTTATTGAGCGCATCATCGAATGGACTGATGAATTTTATTCTATCCAGTTAGGGGAAGACGTTTTTCGTGGTATGACAGAAAACGCCCTTCGCGGAAATTTCCAGGCATCTCCGGCTTTTGGATACAAGGTAGAAAAAGGACTAGGACTAGTCATTGTTGAAGATCAGGCAAATATCGTTCGCATGATTTTTAATTTATATGCCAATACTAGGATGGGATTTTATGAGATCGCTCGTCATTTGAATCGCTTAGGCTACAAAACCAAGAAAGGTGGAGCTTTTGAGGCTCGCGCAATTAGGTATATTATCCAAAATCCAATCTATAAAGGATACCTTAGATGGAATTATGCAAATGGTACTACACGTGTTGTTAATGATGAAAGCGAATGGATTATTGTAAAATCTCCACTAGTTCCTATAATTGTGTCTGAAGAACTTTGGGATCGGGCAAACGAACGTTTAAAAAATGAGTATCGTCCTAAAAACGGAAAACCTGTAACAAAGCATCGACATTGGCTGTCCGGGCTTGTTAAGTGTTCTTCCTGCGGTGCTTCTCTTTCTACGTCTGTGCAATACCGTCATGATCGCACCTACATTAATTTTCAGTGCTACAAATACCTTAAAGGAAAATGCATGGTTTCTCATGGAATTTCTGAAAAGAAGCTTGTTCCATTGGTTTTAAATGTCTTGAAAGAAGATATGAGTAAATCTTACATAGAGTGCGAACGTATAGAAAAGGTTGTTGAAAATCAACAGGATATCCTGGATGTTCAGTTGAAACGTTTGGCTACCAGAGAAACACGAATTAAAGAAGCATATCTGAATGGTATTGATTCTTTGGCAGAATATAAGGCTAACAAGGAAGAAATTCAAAAAGAACGTGAGTTTCTTCTTCAGCAATCACAGGATCATAACAAAACGGAAAATGAATCTAATGAACTTCCCAACAAAATTCGTGGTGTTTATGATATACTGGTATCTGATCAATGCAGTAAGGATGAAAAGCAAGCTGCAATCCGTTCGATCGTGAAAAAAATTGTATTTGACAAAGAGAATAAAACATTAGATTTTCACTATTACATAAAAGAAGATTAGATCATTTCAGATTTTTTAGAAATCATGTATATTGTTTTTCCGAGATACATATGCTATAATGCCAGTAGGCAAAATGATAGCAATGTTTCAAGTTGAAACAAAAAAGAAAAAAACCTCAGTACTGCAATACTGGGGTTTTTTCTTGTCTATAATGGGACAAGATCCACGGTTAGGTTGTACGCTATTTATGCCTGTCTAACCATTTGCATAGGTAGTAGGCAACTACGCTAGCCAATACAGACATAATAAATGATAGCAAATTTTCCAAGCTGAAACCCCCTTTCTGTTGCCAGATTGGGTGCGACAACATTGATATGTTATCACAAAAGTATTTTTTGTGCTATACTTAATTCATATAGCTACATAATTTTTAGCCTTTTCTTATTTACTTTATACGCACTTGCAGAATGGATGACACAGTGGGGTTCTAAATACTTAGGTGATCAGGGATATGCTCCGATTGAGATCTTGAGATATTATTATGGAGAGAGTATGTACATCAATACCGCAGAACAGATTTCAGGAATTCCTTCTTCCTGGCCGGGATATGATCTGACGATCGGCAGCAGAGGAGATAAGGTTCGACAAATACAACAACAATTGAATCGTATTGCTAAAGATTATCCTTCTCTGCCTACGATTGCTGTGGATGGTGTTTATGGAGAATCTACTGCGAATGCTGTTCGGAAATTCCAGAATATTTTTGGACTGCCACAGACTGGGATTGTTGATTACCCTACTTGGTATAAGATCAGTGAAATCTATGTTGGGGTTAGCCGGATTGCCGAGTTGAATTAAAATCTTAGATACAACAAAAGCCCCACAAAGTTCATCCCTGTGGGGCTTTTTTCATTTCTTATTCTATTTACTCTTCACCAAACACCGCTTTTTATAAAAAGCAATTCCATAACACAATACTTC